CTTTGGGGGTTAATCGGTCTTTGAGGTCTGTAGGAGTCAAGAGTTCATCAACAAAAGCTTCATACATTAGTTCTTTGTTTGCATTACCTTTACCTGTTGCAAATTTCTTAATGACTGTAGGAGGATACATCTTAAATGGAACTTTATTCTTCCACATTTTATGTTTTAATATTGCAGTATTCTCATATATCGGTGCTCTATTGGAAGTCACTCCATAAGCATACCCCTCAAGTAACACTTCTTCACACCCCTGGACAATACGATATGCCCAAGATGCGAGTTTTTCATGTCTTTCTTCTGCAGTCTTCCATTCAGGATAAGGCTCAGCCTTTAAATTACTTAACCCACTCCTGGTGGCAAGCTGTCGTTGTCTTTCACTATTAAATAGATAATGAAACACACACCCATCAAAGTCAAAATATCCACCATCTTCTTCCTCCTTATATACACATATTGCGGGTGATGTTAATGAATAATCAATCCCAGCTATCTTCTTCTGATTCATCTGTTTCTCCCGTTTCGCTATCTACCTCAAGGTAATGTCCACAGAAGGTACATAATTCTAATCCTGCTGTATCACCTGTTAAAACATCATATTCTCTATCACATCCATCACATAATATATGTACTGTAGCGTCTCCATCTTCCCAGACTATATCTACTGGCATATTTCCATCTCCTGCCTTTTATTTTTTCTCTTTGTTAGGGACTGGTACTGGTAAATTTCTGTTCCCGTACATTTTATCTGTTTGAACAGGAAATACCTTTAGAGTAATGTTATCAACCTGTATAAAACGTTTATCTCTAAGAATATTGATATTGACGGTATCACCGATTTTATATTTTCCCAACTGATCAGCAAATTCAACATCATTGTTGATAGCAATATTATTAATACCTATTACTGTGTCCCATGCTTGTAATCCTTCAGGTATTGGATCAGTTGGTTTATTTTGATCACTTATCAACAAACCGTAAGTATTGGGGATTGAGGTATTTATATCAGGATTATCCTTCAATATTTTTTCTCTTTGATTATCTTTCCCGTACAACGGAATAATCCTAATCCCTAATGCCGGGCGATCTACTTTCCCTTTTTCTAACATCACGGCAAGTGATTTTTCTGCAATATCAGCCCTAATAGCTATCCCAACTCCTGCATTTTGATCATTCTTAGAAATCATTAATGTAGCAATTCCTATGATCTCTCCTTTATCATTGAATACAGGCCCACCAGAATTTCCTTTATTGATTGCAGCATCTACTTGAACTGATTTGATATAAGGATGTCTAGCATATCTTTCAGTACTAGAAATAATACCCTTTGATAGACTCCACGCCATTCCCATCGGATGACCTAAGGCAAAGACTTCTATCCCTGAATATATGTCCTCTTTTTTAGCAAACTTCAAGTATGGGACTTTTCTTTTTAGTCCAATTACTTCAAGTACAACCAAATCGGCTAATGGATCTTCACCAATTACTTTTACTGTATATTCGTGCCAGTCATCTTCATCCCAATAATACATGTTAATTGTCTTCTGTTTATACACACAATGAAAATTAGTCAATATATGACCTTTTTCATTGATGACAGTTCCAGAACACAACGCATTACGGGCGTCAACGGGTGGATTTTTTAATTTATTTAACGATAGCAATACTACCGACTTTTTCACCTCTTCTATGACTTCTTTGGTGATGGCTTGTGCCGAAACACCGAAGAATATTAATATAGAAAAGCATAACAAAAGTACTCGTCTTAACTTTTCCATTTTTTCCTTGTTAAAAGTTTAACAGAGGTGCATCTTCTGTAGGCAATTCGTTTGGTTGCTCTGGTATTGAGTCTGATTTCCCAGAATTGTTATCAGGTGGTTCTACCTCTATTTTTTGATCAATTTTAGTTTCATTATCTTTTTTCAATACATCATCTATATTAAAATTAGGATCTAGTTGTATTAGTCCATACAAAGTTTTATGTTCTTTGATACACTCTACAGCTGTTCTCATAAACAATTCAGGAAGAAATTTTGGCTTCATCGGATCTTCTCCATCGATCATATCAACATACGGCGTATATTTATATTCCGTTCTGAGTTTATCCAGCACACAAAAACAATGAACTGTCATTGTTCTTGCAATATGGTTTGGTACATTTTGACCAATAAGATGAGGATTTCCCATTATAATCCATCTTAAAGTTCCTTGATAACATACATGTACAGTATCAAAAACGACCTGAGTAGGCCATTCATCATTAGGAACCTTAATAAAATCTTTTACAATTGTTTCTTCATTTTTAAATTGCTTCCTTGCTTTATTCAGTTCATCTGCCCTTGTTGTTTCTTTTGTATTATTATCTTGTGCCCAACCACTATGAATTAAATATACAAAAAATACAATAAGTAATATAATTTTTTTCATAACGCTATAAAACCTAATAAAATAATTATTATAAACAATTCCACGACTAATGCGGTATGATACCACACCCACCTAGTTTCGTAGAGATTTTCTTCTTTTTCTGATTTATCTTTTTTAAATGTAAAATAAAATTTGTCTTTTACATCATCTAACCACATACCAAATTTGTCTTTTAAATCCATTGACATGGTTACTCCAGTTAAATGTTTTTAATTATTGATATTCATTCTCTATGGTGTAACTTGTGGAGAAATATCAACAATTTCACAACCTTTCTCTGAAGTACACGCAAACTCTTGACTAGAATTAGTATAATCTTGAGTTTCAAACTTTGCCAAAGTAGCCCAATTGACTTTCTCTGGCATTTTCTTTTTTAATTCGTTATATTCTTTTTCAGTACAATCTTGGTACGGTGCCTGTCTATAAGTATGATCACTAAATGGTAAAAAACTAATACCACTAATGTCATCAAAATTTTCATAGACCCATGCGGCCGTATTGACCCATTCATCTTCTTTCACGGATACAGTTACACTTGGTTTGTGCTCACACCACTCTTTTGCATATGTGTGCCACAGAGATAACTGCTTCCATGCTGTCATGTCATTTCTACAAATTGCCCCCTTTGGACTTTTTTGTGGAAATGAGAAGACTGTTGTGTGTTCAGGTTTATTAACATCCGGTTCATTCGGAAAACCTTCGGCCTTCATCATTTTACACAGGGGGTCTTTATTATCCGCTCTTACAGTTCTAATATAAAAGGGGTTATGGCGGGCATGAATACCAGAAGAAGAGTCAACAAGCTGAGAAACAGTCCCACTAGGTTTAACACACGTAATAGATACGCTACGGTTAATTCCTAATTTGTCTGCATACTCCTCGTTTGTTTCAACTGCTACTTCTCGTAATTCAGTTAATACTTTTTTTATATTGCCTTTTGTACCATTAGTTATGGCACAATCCATGATTCCGGTGAGACTAACTCCCAGTAATCGTTCTTCCTCGCAGTTTTTTCCCCATTCTCTTGAGAGGTATTTGAAACTTGTGAGAGTGGATTGGAATGTTCCAAGGATAGTCGCAATCCTAACCTTGTCTTTGATAGACTGCAAAGTGTCGTTGCTTCTGAGGACGACCTCGGACAAGTTGCAGAATTCTCTGGATCGTAGAATGATTTCGCTGCAAGGATTTGTGCCGAAATCATCTCTTCCCACTCTTCGTTGAATGTATGTGCCATTTTTATCCCTATTTCTAGTATTTATATCATTTACATGATGTTTACTTGCTAAACTACTGTATATACCACGTTCTCCAGACTTTGAATCATAGAGAGATAACCACTCTCGCATGAAAGTTCCAACATCTGGTTTTTCTTTATAATTAACTGAGTTGTTGGCAAGTGCCCGTTGTACGTTGTCCTTATACCATTCGCCGTGTTTGGCGAATCGCATTTCACGATCATTGAGATTAGAAAGACTAATAAGAGCAGAGCGGCGGACACCACCCACGACAACAATTTCTGCGGTTTTACAAACAATATCATGACATTCTACTGGTTTAAGTTTTCTTCCTATGGCGCTTTTGACTGTATTAACCATAAAATTAAAGAGATCGACTAAAGGCTCGGGACCAGAAGCACGACCTCCAAAAGTCTTCAATGGTGCACCTGCAGGGCGGACTTTACTTACATCCCACTTTGGTATATGTCCTCCATAAAGTAATGCCACAAGCTCTTTAAACGCCCTGGCCCACCCTAATTTAGAGTCTGCAACGACAATAGTAGTATCTGTTTCATATAGTTGGTCTGGAACTATTGGAAGTTGATTCGTATATTCTTCTTCTACCGAAAATCCCACGCCTGTACCATTCATCAATACGTAAAGAATTTCATCAAATGATCTGAGTTGATCTACTTTTACGTAGGCACAATTATATCCTGCAACATTTTCTTTTTCTAATGCAGAACCTGCAGTCATGAGACATCTCATAGACGGCATGACTTTTAATTCTTTAACTGCATTTGACAGTTCTACCATTTCTCCATTTTCTAATACGAATTCACATGTTTTATCTAAATAATCTGTAAAAAAATCAAAATATCGTTCAACTGTTTCATCCCAGGTTTCTCTTCGACCATTCTCATAGTTCCATCTTGCATATCTTGATAAATGAATAAATTGTTGGTATTCGGTGGGTAGCATGATTTCCTCTTTCTTATTCTAATTTTTCTAAAAATTCTGTTCGTTCTCGTTTTGATAAT